AGCGTAAATTAATATGTTCATTAAAATTATAATGAATTCCAGCGAGCTCAAAAACTACATTCGAGACAGACGCAGCACACTATCAGAATCGTCCATCAACACCTACACCTCCATCTTACGGTCTCTGCACAAAAACGTGTTTGGCAGCCCCGACGTAGTGGCTAGCAACTTGGAAAAGAGCGGTGAGATATTAAAGTTTCTGGAGAGCTATCCCCCCAACAAAAGAAAAACCACCCTAAGCGCCCTGGTCATCGCCACAGACGACAACAAGGACTACCGCGACCTCATGATGCAAGACATCAAAGACTACAAGGCGGAAATGGACAAGCAAGAGAAAACAGACAAACAAAAAGAAGCGTGGGTCACCAAAGACGAAGTCAGCGACAAACTCAAAGAACTCGAAGCCGATGCAAAAGTCCTGTACAAAAAAAGCTCGCGAACAGGTCCTGAACTCCAGCGAATTCAAAACTACATCATTCTTTTGTTATTAGGAGGTGTCCACGATTTCCCCGTGCGAAGAAGCAAAGACTATGTGGACTTTAAAATAAAAAACATTGACAAAGAAAAAGACAACTACATGGATACCAAAGGAAACATCGTATTTAATTCATACAAGACCGCCAAGTCGTATGGACAGCAAAAAATAGCAGTGCCTACAAAGGTCAAGAGTGCTCTTCGAAAGTGGATAAAAGCGAACCCAACGGACTATCTGTTGTTTGACAACCGTTTGAATTCCCTAGGGGGGCCTTCTCACGACTCGGCGACTGGGGCTGTAAAGCTGAATCAACGTCTTCAGAAAATTTTCGGGAAGCCCACTGCTGTAAACGCGCTGCGCCACTCTTCTCTAACGCATAAGTACAGTTCACTAATAGACCAGAAAGAAGACATCGATAAGACAATGACAGGAATGGGTTCAAGCAGTGCGATGTTGGAAACTTACGTAAAGAAGTAACGGTGTCGTTGTGAAGCTCTTCATTTTCTTTGTCTTGTTCTTTCCAAATCTTGCGGGCTCTCTTTTTTCTCTGTGGCTCGAAGAAGTCTATGCCGCTCCCAGACTCGACAAGTAGCGGCTCGTACAGCTTTCTCTTTGCTGGAAATCGGTCGTACAGTCGAAAGATCGTCATGGGAGAGGGCCTTACAACTTCTTTGTCCATGTCCATCTCGAACGGGAAGGGCGACAAGCTCGACTTCGCCTGCCAGCATTCTGCAAAATAAGGAAAGGGAAACTGTGCCATAGTTAAATCACTGCTATCAAAAGGAAGAGGCAAACAATAAATCCGACTACTCGAAGGAACATGGAACATGAATAAAATAATGAACAATGGCTGGAAACAGCCAAAACGCAGCACTCCCAAAAAACGCGCGCGTTTCCCGTAAAGTCCTCCATTAACCAGTTTTTATTCCCGTAAAGTCCCCAAACTGGTTTACGAGACGCACATACGGTAAAAAACTGGTTAACGACACGCGTCCGTTCTCTATAACCGGCCTCCTAACTTTTTTTTTCGGCACCGTCTGGAAGAGCTCTTCATTATTTTATTCAATGTACGGATTAATTGTTGTTGCCATTCTCTTTGTTCTCGGTGCCATAAAACTATTTTGGTAAGATGTCTCATCGTGATCGAATCAGTGCAGCCAAGCGCTTGCTAAGCGAATTGTATGATGATGTTCCAGAAGTCTGTGACTCATGCTGTCAGACCGAAAGCGACGGGTACGCGTTGGTCAATGGGCGATACAAATTAATTTCCATCGCCGACTTTGCTCGTGCGTCCGGCACTAATCTCGTCTCTCAGATTGAGTCTCTTCTCCAATTTGCAAAAGGCGCATCTACTTCGCCTGTCTCAGCAACGCCACCGCCAGCCCCGTCGCGCCGGGAAATTACCACTGACGAAATTATGATGATGCTTCCAGAAGAAAACGAAGATTGGAATGCAGATTCACCAAAGAGACCAGAAGTCGAAGACGTATATGAACCTTACGAATCGGACGTCACAGGTACACTTGTTCCCTCTCCTTCTTCATCGGAACGTGGTGGACAATCAAAGAGAATGACGCTGATGAAAAAGCTTGCCGAATTAGAAGGTGTAAAAACGCGCAGTACAAGAGAGCTGTTACAAATGTACAAAGGCATTACGATTCCTCAACTCTACGAGCTTATTACAAACGCACAAACCCGAGGTCCCGTTTTTACAACAGACAGTGGTATTGCAGCTCTTGCCGACGAGGATTATCGCGACTTAAGCCAAGACAAAAAACATCAGTATATTGCAAGACTTATCGAAATATTTAACAACTTGGAAGACAAAAATCGTCCGGACATGAAAAGCTTTGCGCGGAAATACGCAGTACCTTACTCTACCTTTGTCGAACATTACAAAGGTAGAAAATGCAACGCTTACGTCAATCGCAATCTTTCGTGACTGGCATTATTTCCAAAAACCCTTTTCTGTATCTTTTGGCGGGTTCTTCGTCATAGTCTATTATGAATGGTGAAAATTTTTCTGCTGTTGCGTCCTGATAAAGTTTTAACAAACAATCCTTTGACGCGCCCAAACCTCCTTCCGACAAAATCATGTTCACTTCCCTGTGCCCTGATAATTTTAACAACACGAGGTAATTGCAATTGTTTCGGATAATTTTCGGAATGGCAAAATAAGACTGAGACAAGTAGGCAATGCTGCAATTTAATTTACGACACCGAATATAGTAGTTCTTAATGCGATCTTGGTTCTTCTCCAACACCATATCGTCAATGCATACCAGGTGATTAACGTCTTTGTCCATTTTGTCGAGAACAGGAAGCTCGTTTAATGACTCGTGTATTTTCACATCGTCGCAAATGTCAGTCAGCCACTTGTATAGCGGTTCGTCGGCGTTTCGCGTTATAATCGTGATGTCTGCAAAAGTACCCTTGGGTTTCGCACTCATCAACGAAATCAAATTCATCAACCAGTTCGTTTTGCCACTGCCAGAAGGAGCCACACAGCAAAGTCGAAAAGGCAGCTTGAAACCATGCTTGTCAAAGTGAGGGTTCTCGGCATTGTGAAGAAAACTTTTCGGCATGACCTCGTACATGTTCTGGACCTTGCCGCTGCTGGAAACGCCGCGTGTCGGTGCGGTTTTCGGACGGGCTGCAATGAGCTCCTTCTGTGACTTAGGTCTCATCGACTCTTCCACCTTGTACTTTTGTATCATCTCTTTCACATAGGGGTCGTCCAAATTCATTTATACATTGCAGCGAGATTTTTTTTCTTAAAGTTAAGCTAAACAGCGGAAAAAATATAACGTTACTACATAGATGGTGTGGAGTGCAGAAACAGAAGACTTGCTAGAACGTCTGCGAGTAAACTGCGTCAACTTAAGCGAATACCACCGCAGCCGGTTCTACCACTTCAAGAGCTGGAACAAATACTTTAGGATTCCAATGTTGTTGCTTGCGAGCATTAACAGTACTGCCTCTGTAGGATTAAACCAAGTTGGTGTAGAACAGTCTGTAGTCAGTGGTATTACCTGCGTTTTGGGCATGATCATGGGTATGATCACTGCCGTGGAGATGTACCTCGATATAAAGTCTTCCATGGACAAGGAGATGTCTCAATCAAAAGAGTTTTATACGCTCTCCACAGACATATTCCGAATGCTGCGACTTCAGCCAGAAGAAAGAGGAGAGGAAGGTTTGTCATTTCTGGCAAAGAAATTCGCTCAGTACACAAAGCTGAAAGAACAGTCAGATTTGATGAAAAAAAAAATGAAGCACGACATGTTGGCGACCATACCGCGGGGTGCCAAGGAGAGTTCCCCAACGCCTTCCGTAGAGGCCCTCGAAGACGAAATCTACGGCAAATTCAAACAGACGTACTCCATGTTCTTCGGGAGATCAAAGCACAACAAAAACGACCTTTATATAGAAACAAGTTCCCTCGACATCGAAGGAGGAAAGGACGAGTTGCATGGCTCACCTGGTCCACTGGCTTAAGAGAAGTTACATCTGTGGTCGTTAACCAGTTGTGGTATTAGTATCACATGAGTCCTGAGTTCGAGTCTCTCAGGGTTGTCCCCTCTGTTTTTTTATGTCGCGACGCTACCATATACTATGGTTCGGCAAATTAACGACGTATAGTCAGGAGAAACTTGAGGGAAGCCGTTGTAGAAGTTGGCACCTATTGATATCTTAGCATTGTCTGGTACGAAAGGTTGAGGTACGTACAATGTTGTGCAAATTGGCACTACTGAATTTGCTATAAAATTTATCGGCGCGTTTGAAATAGGTATTTGCGCAGCTGCCACTGGCGCACCACCACCAGACTCTTGGACACTTACTTGTACGTAGCCCATGAACAAACCAAGACCAACTTCTCCAATGTCAAGATAACCATTGACAGTTATGTACATGTCACCGGTGTACCCTGGACCGACGTTCATCGACGAAGGCACTCCCGACTGAGTTGCTGTATTTGGCGCAAATGGTACTAGAGTAGCAGTGTTGGCTGTTAAAAGCTGTGAATAGTTTAAAATACCGGTTGTCGTAAGTGGTCCTATATTTGCGTCCGTATTCATTAAGACCAGTGCAACATAATCAACGGTACCATCAGTACCGGCAGGACCTGCAGGACCCTCAGGGCCAGTAGGACCCTCAGGACCC